TTATTTAAATATTCATACCATTGTTAAACAAGAACGACCACACGGCTAATATAAACAAGACCATTGAGACTAGCGCTGATATACTTACCGTTGCCATCATCTCACTTGTACGTACATGTTTACCCATTATCAAGGTTGCGATTAATATAACACTTGCTCCAATTAAATAACTCATCTTTGTTCCTCTTTTCTATCAATGTATTACATTTCTATAAACCAATCTTACCACAAATAAATAATTTGTCAACACTTTTTAAGAACAAAATAAAAAACCACCAATTAAGGCGGTCTACTTATTAAGATACTTCTGTGAAACTTGTTGCGTCAGCCCAGATACGACCGTAACGTGTGTCAATACCTATACCATTAGTAGCCTCATCAATTTCTGCTACACGGATACGCTTAGGGTTGTGTAGTTGCATGTACTTTCCCACGGCGGTTGTTTGGTCTTTTTGAATTACTCCGTTTTTGTCAACAATCTCAAACGACTTCAATCCCCAGCCGTTGTTAGTCCAATCAAACTCTTGGCTTTTCCCACCGTTGGCTAATTCATAACTAATGACTTGTTCTACTCCATTTACATATTCATACTTGTCAATACGATATGCCGGTTTAGTAGAGAAATACTCACCAACGTCTAGTACTTGATCTATCTTATTAGGGATTGCTGGTGCTGGGTTAGAGTTGTTTTGACGGTATACATAGAAGTATGGCGAACCATCAGCCTCCCACATTTCATCAAATTTAACGTTACCAACAGCCGTGCCACTTTCGCCACCTGTCCAATACGATGTACTCAATAGCAATGCATTAGGGTCGTCAGTTGATATAACCCCAATGTGTCCAAAAGCTCCAGCGGACTCACCACGCTTACCTAAAACAACAATATCACCTCGTTTAGCCGTCCATGATTTATTTTCAGCATATAAAGAAAAGCCGCTGTTGATTAGATAGGGGTGAATTGTCTCGGTTGAGTATAGATATGTCGGTTTACTTGCCCCTGCCTCATATAATGCTTGTGTCATGGTACCCGAACAATCTCCAGTACCGTCACTACCATTACGTGAACCAGTCATAGAATAACTGATCTTACCCATGTGATTATCAAACCATGAAATTACTTTATTAATGTCAACCGTCATGTTACTTGTCCTCCTTTTTAACCGCATTAATCAAACCAGAAGCTTTAGATTGGGCATAAGCTTGTTGGATAATTTGTTCAATCTGTTCGTCAGTAAAGTTTTTCAATATATTATTATCGCCCAATCGTTTGCGCAAAATAGATATTGAGTTCAAACGTTGTTCTTCACCTGTACCTACAACTTTCTCGGCAAATGTTACTGCTCCAATTGCGAAGTCCAATGCTAAGTTTAGATTTTGTGATTTAGACTTTGTTTTCATAAGCCGTAGTTCTTTTTCCAACCACACAAGACCACCAAATGCACCAATTACACCAACAACTGATAACGAAATGTTTAAAATATTATTCATACTGTTTCCTCTAAATTATAGTCCAATGTTGCTACTATTGATTTAGTAACTGTCCCACTTATGATGTTTGCATTACACATCAGTCTGTTATTCTCAACCCAAACTTTTTCTATTTCGTTCATGGTATATCTTTTATCATTTAAACACCAATATCTACCAGTATACTCGGGATCAATTCCGTTTTCATAGTCAAGCTCCAATACGATACTTATAGCCATTGAATTTTTTATCTTGTAGGCTTTTGAACCATTTACATAGTCTGCTTGACCTGTAGCAACATTGGTAACAAAATATTTACCAAAGAAACTTTCATATTCATCGTTTGAAATAAAAAAGTTTCCAAGTAATGAACCTGTTTTATCTTCTGATGTGTTTAAGTCCAAATTTATACCACTAACTTTCCAATATTTACCATTTCCAGTAACAATTAGTTCAGAACCAGAAACCTGAGAAGACGCTATTGGTAAACTATTTCCAGAACTATCTAACACAGATATAACACCGCCATGTACAATTGTTTTATTAACACTGTCATACTCGAATTTTGGAACACCCACCGGGCTTATTGCAGACGAACCAAAAATTATTTTTCCCGTCGAATCATAGTTGTCCAAAATTATACACAAATCATTTCCATGTCCGATTTTAACGGGTTCGGGAAACGATACCACATTTGTAGTTTTATTAGCTACATCGTAATCTACGAAATTACTGTCTGATGTTATAAAAAAATAATGATTGTGTGAAGAAACAACACCTTGTATCGTAGTTCCAGAAAATACAGTGATTGGGTCAATATATTCTGAGTTTTTAAAAGGTGTAAACTCGGTGTTAGCTCTGTATGACAATCCTCCTTCCACAAACTCCATACTTCCACTAGTATATCCATCTGCATGATTAACTGTTATATTCCCATTTAATGCTATTCTAATGGTACAACCCGGTCTATTTGCTGAAATATTAACAATTGATCCCCTAGCTATTGATTTTGGTAATGGGACTCCTTCTGGAACCTTACCTATTACTATATCACCAGTACCTATTACAGTAGAGGGTTTTAAATTACCACCGATATTCAAATCAACTCTACCACCATCTACTGTAAAAATTGCAAAGATACCACTGAAAACGTCCAAAAGTGGGTAAGATACTTCAATAGGCGTATTATAGTCTCCAAGTGCGTCACCAAATGGGGGTTTAAACTTTGCTAACCCGTCAACCCAAACGATTCCATTTTCAATATTATTTAATTTTTCAGCGGTTATTAATTCTTGACTTTCCCAACTGTGTTTATTATAAACCATGTACTTTCCTCCTGCTCATTAGTAGTTTTATTATAGCACAAAAAAAAGACCGTTACCAGTCTTAAATAACATAACTGAAATGACCCACAACTCGAATACCTTGTTCTTCAAAAGCATTTAGTTTCCACTCGTGTGTTTCTACATCGGTGCTAATATCTAGAACTTCTGTACCAACTTCATCTAAAACAACAATCACATATCTTTTCATTACAATACCCCTTTCAGCTTCAAACTCTTTAATGTTGTGATTGTCATGTGCAATATATCTGTTTGAGTAAACTTTTTGATATTCATACGCCGGTTCAATTGAATAACCACATCTGGAGCATTGACCTTATCTGGTTGTGTCTCGGCTTGTGTGATAATCTCTTCCTCGATAATATCCAGCATAACAGATCGGCGTTTTTCAATTGTTTTTAGTATGATATATTGCGTAATCTCAGCTATTAATCCTAGTGCAATCAATACAATCAATAAAATAATAAATGCTATTACGATTTGACTTAAAATAATTAATACGTTCATGTTATATCTCCTTTATATCAAACAATGGTTCACATAATAATTTGCTATCCCACCATTCTTTTGCTTGTGTCTCGTTGTCAAATATTATAGCACGGCTCATTTTCTTTGTAAACCCATCACTATAGTTACCAGTTGCATAATCAGCCGTGAGATATTTGCCCTCAACATCAGACCAGATTGTATAGTTTGTGTAGTTCATCACATTCACCAAACTATCGTGTACTTACCAAAAACCTTATCGTATCTAAGTTCATATCCCAACTCGTCGAGGAAGTTAACATAGTGCTGACTGTCTAACAAACCAAATACCACATTAGGAACGTCTTTATCTTTATAATCAAACACGGTATACATCTCACCATTATCAACCGCTAACTTAATACGACCCTCAACATAAAAGTGCGCGACCTTTTCATCGGCTGATAGTGACTTATAAAAATTATCAGTGCTTTGTTCTCGTGCTTGTTTTGCATTAATCATTGGCTCACTTCCTCACATAAATATTCTTCTGCTGTAAATCGTGGTTGGTTAAAGTCATCAAATATTTCTCCCCACAATTTCATATACTGGTACCCTAAACCCTCGCTGACATAAATATAATCCGCCGTGTCTTCTGGTAACGACCACCAATTACTAAAACCCGAACATTCTAACTTATCAAGTACCGATTGTTCGTTTTCTTTTGTTATCCCTGTTATAAAAAACCGAGGTGTTGTTTCATCAATCATTTGTTATCTCCGTAATATGAACCACTTGTAAATAAGTATTAGTTTTAACGTCCCAATACCAACCATTGTTTTGTTCTATTTCTCTAATTAACTCTACCATAGCAAACTGAGGGTTTTCGGCTGATCTAAATGACAATCTCTCTGTTCTGTGTCCGTAAATCTTAAACTTATAATCTTTCATTTGTTATTCTCCCTATTATAATATGACACACCCGACACTGTGTAGTTCGTAATTACTTAATAACCTCTGTGTCCCAGGTGCGTAGAGTTGGTTGATACGGTATATCCTTGAACAAGTTTATCGTAACAGTATATCCATAAGACGAGACATCATAACCCAACCAACGTAGCTTATCAATGTATTCCTGTCTACGTAAGAAAGACCAACCAAGACTATCATTTGTGTTAATCCTCAACTCAACACCTCCGTTTCTTATTGCTTCATATATAGAACCTAATACCCTATCCATATTACTCATGTTGTTACCCCTTTATATAATACCGGTTTATAATGTAGCCCCTCAATCAAAGTACCCCTATTCAGAATACCCCAAGTACTTAGACCCCATTGTATTAGCCGGTATATCCCACATACCAGAACTACCTATGCCTACTCGTCACCATCGTTCGTAGTATCATCGCTCAAGTATTCTTCGTACATCATCTTAATACCTTGACGAACCACATCCGACTTGCTCATGCCCGACTTGTCCTCGAGTGCTTGTAGCTTGTCCTTAGTCTTCTTATCTATTCGTAAACTAATCGTTGTTCTTTTAATCATGTCATATATTATTTCCTTTCACTTTATCTTTCAATGTCTATACTATATCACAACGTATTACATAATGTCAATAGATAAGGCCAAAGAAATATAAA